CTTTATCATCAAGCGATACAATAGATTTTATTCTGGTCTTAGGAAACACGCTAGACATAGGAACGCCAAGTGATAGCACAGTAACAAACGCAAAGACAAACTTTGTTTCGACTTCTTCAAGTGCGGGATTGTCTATAAAAGGTGATGGCACTACAGACGGAACACTACAGCTAAATTGTTCACAAAACTCACATGGGGTAAAGTTGGCATCACCCGCCCATTCAGCGGGTCAATCATACACTTTAACGCTTCCTACAGGCAATCTTACAGCGGGTAACGTACTCAAGATAAATTCTATTAGCGGGTCTGGTACAACCGCCATAGGGCAGTTAGAAGCACCTTCAGAACTAACTATGCCAAATCAACCTTATTTCCATGTAACTAAGGATTCAGCAGGTGGTGTACACCAAGAGAATATATCCAATAGTGGTTATGATACCATTACATTTAGCACAGAAATATTTGATGTGGGGGGTAATTTTGCTTCAAACACATTCACAGCACCAGTTACAGGTACATATTTTTTTCACCTTAGACTGAGATTAGATAATGTGGATACTTCTGCTTCTTACTACACAATGAATGTACAAACATCAAATAGGGCACACGGAAGTTTATTTAATTATCCTGATAGTGATATTCCAATTCATATGATTGAGATAACTGCTATAGCAGATATGGATGCCAATGATACTTGTGCTTGTAATATTTTTCAAAATGGTGGCACATCGCAAACAGACCTTAACGCATATTACTGTGCTTTTTACGGATATTTATTAGGATAAAGGAAATAAAAATGGCAAAACTTACATTAAAAATAGAGGTCGATGACACTCAACAAGCTATGCTAAACAATGATTTGGTTGATATAAACCAATGGGTGCAAGACGCAATGACAGGCAAAATAAACAACTGTTGGAAAAGGATGCAACAGGAATGGACTACAAAGCTTATGAACGATGAATCTTTCACAGACCCAATACCAAGCAACCAAGCCGACTTTGTAAAGGTTATCACCTCTAGGTCAGATTATAAGACTAGAAAACAAAGGGATGATGAAGCACAAAAACGACTTCAAGAAGCAAGTAAGGAATAAATATGCCTTTAACTAAAATAAGTGGAACAGGTGCAAATGGGATTAGCATAAGTAGTACAGGTGTGGTTACATTTAGCTCAAATTTGCCAACAACAACTGTAGATGGCGTTATCAAGTATAACACAAGTGCAACGTCACCAAGACCATCGTTCCATGTGAGAGGATATGGAAGCGAAACATCGGGTTCACAATCAATTAATAGTGGCACTACTAGCTCAACAACAACCATTTTTTATAACTTCAGCACTATAGACCACAATGTAGGCAGTCATTTTAATAACTCTACTGGTAAATTTACTGTTCCAAGTGGGTTTGATGGTCTTTATTTAATTACCTTTTTTTCTGGTCTAAAATCAAATTCAAGTTGGTATTCTGGTGGCATTTACACAAATTCAGCAGATTTTGATGTGCAGTTTAGCCACCATCCAGAAAATCAATATTTAACAGGAACGCCAATCGTCACAAGAAGCTTAGTAGCGGGTAATGAAGTGGCAATCGGAAGGGCGAACAATTCTAGTGGATACGCTACAAACTATACTGGAAATTCGTATCTTGGTTTTGGCGTGACATTTTTAGGGTGATATTATGGATGAAATGCAAGTTTTAAGAAATCATAGAAATTCATTACTTAAAGAAAGTGATTGGACAGTAATGGCAGATAGTCCTATGTCAGACAGTAAGAAAGCTGAATGGAAAACGTATAGGCAAGCTTTGAGGGATTTGACAAAAACAGCAAAACCAAAATTAGATAATTCTGGTGTTACACTTGATGCAGAATCGGTAACTTTTCCAGAGAAACCAAGTTAAAATGACAAAAGCAGACATAAACGCAATACTAATGGAACTAAGCGTACTCAAAAACGATATGTACCATTTTAGACAGGATATGGAACGTAGGGTTTCACGACTTGAAAGAATAGTTATTTCAATAACCGCCTTTTATGTAATAAGTTCATTCGGGGTTATCTTCAACACTATAGTGCTATAAATTGATTACAGGGGGGTTTGTAAATGTTTGACCCTGTAAGTATAAGTGCAAGCCTAGCGGTCGCTAGTACCGCTTTTAATGGCATCAAAAAGGCATTTCATGCGGGTAGAGAGCTTGAAGCCATGTCGCAAGACCTATCTAGGTGGATGGGTGCTGTTTCTGATATTGATAATGCTCACAAGTCAGCTAAAAACCCTTCATTACTAAAAAAGGTTATGAATGGCAAAACTATTGAACAAGAAGCCATCGAAGCATTTAGTGCTAAACAGGCGTTAGAACAACAAAGGAATGATTTACGCACCTATATCCAATACAGCTATGGACAGTCAAAATGGGACGAATTACTGCGGATGGAAGGGGATATAAGAAAGAGAAGACAAAAGGAGGTTTACGATAAGCAGAAATTCAAAGAAAAAGTTATCACCATTGTGGCACTTGTTATTGTTCTTAGCGTTGGCATCGGTCTTTTGGGTCTTTTCATTTACTCACTCATGGGGTTGGACAGGGGTTGGTTCGGATAATTGTGTTAGAAAAGAAGGTGGTCAAGAAACTTTTGAATGGTTGTGTGTCGATGGACAAACCATATATTTAGCTAAGTCAGAGAATATATTTCAATGCTTTTCTTGTTATCTCAAAAAATTTAGCGACTGGACATGGGAACAAGAAATCAGAAAAGGAATGAGAGAAGACCCAAAATATGTTACTTGTAGAAGATATAAAAGAGTCAGAGCAAAAAATGGTCAGCAAGTATGTTTATATAAAGGAGCAAACGACACTTACACATTGGTGGTTGAAGGTGAGTGTCCTAACGAATATCGTTGTGTTTATGACCCGCATGGCAAGCCACCCAATATTGACCAAGTAGTAGATTCACTAAATGATAGTTTTAAAAAATGACATTGTTATTCGTACTTGTTATTCTTGAAGGAACACAAATTTATGATGAGTCTATAGAATATGGAAGTATTGATAAATGCAACTGGTATGCAGAAAAGATAAATTTTTATAATGAAAGACAAACAAGAAATACGTTTTCGGCATATTGTAAACCAAAAGTAGTAAAGAGAAAAGAATGACCCAAAAACAATTAGAAAAAGGTTCAAAGTTTGAAAAGCTAGACGCAAATGGCGATAATATTATCAGCGATGCAGAGTTTGAAATGCGTGAAAAACTGGTGCTTTTGGAGAACAGAGATAAAAAAGAAGACCAACAACGCTATATTGTGTGGTTCTCAGCTATAACAGTCACCGCGTTTATTGTGGTATTAATGACACCGATTGTACCTATTGAACGCATAGACCATCTTTCGGGTATTGCTGAAATTTGGGTGCTTAGTAACATGGGTGTTATAGGTAGTTTCATAGGGTTTAATCAACTGGCAAAAAGAAGGGAACAACCGAAATGATGACATTACTAGGTAGTTTGTTAGGGTTCGGAACAAGTTTTTTACCAGAAATTCTAAATTTTTTCAAAAAATCACAAGAAAATAAGCATGAATTGCAAAAGATGCAAATGGAAATAGAGTTAATGGCTAAAAGGTCAGAACTCAAAATACAAGAGCTAGATAAACAGGCAGAGATAAAAGAAACAGAGGGGTTATATAAACATGATACAATCGATTCTGGAAAGTTCATTAACGCATTACGAGGTAGTGTCCGTCCTATCATCACTTATGCTTTTTTTAGCTTATTCGTTGCCATTAAAGTAACAGCACTATTAGCTTTAATGCAAAATGGTGGCATGGGTTTGACAATGGCATTAGACACAATATGGGATGACCAGACAGCGGGGTTGTTTGCGTCTATTATGAGTTTTTGGTTTGGAAGTCGGGCAGTAAGCAAGTATTATAAAACAAAAGGAGCATAAAATGGCTTTTACCTTATCACAAAGAAGTCTAGGCAGACTAGACGGAGTAAATAACAAATTACATTC